CGGGTTTGGTTGGCATTACCCTGGTCTCAGGGATTAGCCCGGTTGGTTAGTGAAGGCGGCGCCTTAGACAAAGTCCTTGGCTAGTGCCTCAACAACAGGACCACTGAGGTCAGGGTCTTCAGGATGAAGAAGTGCGGTCTCAAAGAGATCGACTACTTCCCAAAAGGTGAAGCCGTACCTATGGACGCAAAAAGCGTTGAATTCCGGATGTCCAATTAAGGGCCTCTCAAGCTCCACAAATAACTTGTCACGGATGGACTTGAGAGTGACACCGGCCTCCAACGCGCCGCGTCCTAGTACTAGCTCCTCATTTAGCCGACCCTCCTGTTTTGCTATCGGCCATTCCAGCTGAAAGCGCAACAAGAAAAGATCGCGTAGGTGAGGGAAGTAGCGGAACTCATAGGCATATGAAACCGCCTTGCCAGCGAAGTACTGAGCATCAGATATGCTTTGATTAGCATTCGCCCGCGTGTTGAATCTACCCAAAGCTTTGCCCAAGAGGGGAATCGTGAGATGTCGCCCGTAACATGGAACAAAACTCTTAGAAAGAAATGAGCAATCAACGAGACCGCGGAACCGTGCTGTGGTAGCAACCATGCGGGCTTCGGCAGCAATACTTTGATAGGTCTTAGCCGCGTATTGCTTCAGCCCGGTCACTCTTGCCAGCATATCGTCGCCCAATAATAACGCCCTTGCTTCTCCAGCTTGATTGGAGACAAGGAAACACCAAAGGATGGTGGCATTCCAAAACGTATTTCGGAAAGTGGTGTCGGTCGCACCAGTAGGTAACTGGTTTTCAAGGTGCGCACTAACTCCATGATTGCGGCTGTCGACCCGGAAATGATTGGTTTTTGAGTGCAAACGCACGAACCATTCCGGGCAGCCCAAGCGACGCATCAACATCATTTCGAGAAGATAAACGTCACTACATTGCCTCATGTCGTTAGCTGAGAAATCACTTTCGATGAAATCGCCACCAACTTCTGACAACTTTGGAACAAACTCATGTGGCTGTGAACGGTATGCGACAGTAAACTGCCATTTGCCTTTCATACCTTTCAAAGCTAAATTAAATCGTCTCATGAGTTCGTTAAAGATAGGTCCGGAGAGAGCATTGTAAATGTCAGTCCCCTTGTATATGACTCGCGGTGCCCAATTTGGTTTGTGTTCGACGAGGAGAGCTTCAACTTTAACAAAAACGTCCTTACGAGAATAATCCTTCAAGTGCGCATTAGAAAACGCACTGACGGCAGAATCCATTCGTTTTTGTTTCTCCTCACCGAAATTGGACTTCCAGTCATCATACAAGAGCTGGCTCCACTCGAACTGTGGCAAACATTCAGGCTGGATGTGATCGACGAATTCGTGCGCCCCGTCTATAATGCGGGGAGTCGCACGCTCAGCACTGAAATAATTGCATCTTTTGCGAAACGCTGCAAGAAAATTGTTGTACCCATTGTCAGGGACCACCGGGTGAAAGCCCGTTATCAACGGACCACCTAGCTGTGCTAGTCTTCCCTCATCAGGTTGCCACTTCTGAGGGACATCGGCTCGAAAGTTTATTTGTTGAGCCGGCTTTAAAACGGGATTGGCCACAGCATGGTGGTACTGCGCACGTGCTAGAAAAGCATCTTGTCGCAGGTGCCGCCGGGGTTTGGCG